CCTAACCCTACAATAGAGAGCGAGTTAAAAAACTATAGACTAGACGAAATAGTAACGACAGCACAAGCAGTAAGCTACACCGAAACTACACCAGAACGCTGGAAAATATACCCAATACGCGACCAGAACGGAAGCGGTACATGCGTAGCCCAGACCATAGCTAAAATGGCAGGCATACTAAGAGAACAAAAAACAGGAGAGTACGTAGATTACAGCGCTACGTCGATATACCAAGCCAGAAGCAATAAACCGCAAGCAGGTATGATAGGAGTAGAAGCACTAGATATATGGAGAGAACAAGGAGTAACCCTAGAACACCTAGTACCTAGCCAGAAGCTAACGGACATACAAGTAGACGGACAACACATAAACGAATACGAAAAACAGATAGCAGTAATAAGTAAACTAGATAGCTACATAATACTACCCGCAGGGAACTTCGAACTAGCAGTAAGCACAATGCTAGCCACAGGTAAACCGCTCATGGTATGGATATGGGGAGAGTACGACGAATGGAGCAGGGACATACCAGAAGCACTCCGCAACGTAAACCTATACAAAGCAGAAGTAAGACACAGTATAACGGCGGTAGCTAACATAGGAATATATAAAGGTAAAATAGGTTTTACAATAGAGGACAGCTGGGGAAGTAAAGGAATAAATAACCTAGGCGTAAGGTGGATAACAAAAGAATGGTACGAAAAGCGTAACTTTTTTGCCGCCTACCCGATCAACTTTAAAACATACGACGAAATGGGTATAGACCCAGCCAAGCCAAAATATAGTTTTACAGGAAATCTAACATACGGCATGACCAGAAACCCAGACATAATAGCGCTACAGAATATACTAAAATACGAGAACCTATTCCCAGCCAACGTAGACAGCACAGGTAACTACTACGAAATAACCAGAAAGGCGGTACTAGAATGGCAAGAGAAACACGGAGTACCTACAGACGGGCTAGAGGGTCGACTAGTAGGAGTAAAGACAAGAGCAGAGCTAAATAGAATATATAGCAGGTAGTAACCCCCGTAGGCGGATATGGGGGGCGGGGTCGATACACCCCCCGTACCCGCCTATAGGACATTAAAAATAAAATAACGGACATGGAGATACAAACACTAGCAGGGGTATTTATACTAGCCTTTTTCACAGAGGGAATAGTAGAGTACCTATTCGCGAAAAAAGAAGTGGCACAACCCATACTAAAATACGTAGCACTAATAATAGGTATAACACTGGCAGTAGCATATAACGTAGACATACTAGGAGAAGTAGGAATGCTAAGCGCAGTACCAATAATAGGAAACGTAATAAGCGGAATAGTAATAGGACGCGGCAGTAACTACGCAAACGATTTTGTACAGAAGCTAAAAAAGTAGTACTATATACATAACCGTAAGCGGTTTATGGTAATCCAAATACGGCGAGAAAAAGGACGTAGAAATACGCCCTTTTTCGTTATCCACAGTTATATAAAAAAGTACTGGACTGTGTTATTATAACTGATATAATAACAGATAGGTAAGCGATATACCTACATTAAAAACCATAAACATTAAACATAATATGCAAAAAAAAATAAGAACATACCAATCATATAGAAAAGAGATTGTATGTAAAGACTGCCTAGGCGACGGATACTACACAGTAGACTACCACGACCCTAGTAACGACTACGGACACGGACAGAGAGTAGAGCAATGCGAGGCATGCCAAGGTACAGGACTAACACACAATGACTATGAGTAAACTACACCATAGAAGCGCACGATACGAAGTACAGATATACCAAGAGCATACAATGAGCTGGAAGCCAATAGCACACACAAACATAACAGACCAAGCAGTAGGGATACTAACAGAAGCAGTGCGGACAGGGAGCAATAAAAATAACTACAGAGTACTAGACAGACTAGACGGGGTACACAGACCGACAATAGTAGCAGGGAACAATAGCCTAAAAGTAACATTATAATAATATGGATATAGAAATACCAAGCTACCTAAAACGTAGTACATACAAAAAAAACAAAGACGAACAAAAAGCAAAAATAATAGTAGCCGTATACATACTAGCTATTATTATAATAGGGGCGATAGCACTAACACCATATACCGTAAGCTACGAAAAACCACAGTACATAATACCAGACCCATGCGGACTAGAAACAGTAACATGCGAGGGCGAGGAGGGATATAACATAGGACTAGTAAAAAGCGTAGCATACGCATACGTAACAGGATACAACACCGTACCAGAGCAAACAGACGGCGACCCATGTATAGCGGCAAGCGGGGATAATATATGCGGACGAAAAGACGTAGTAGCATGCCCCAGAGTAGTACCACTAGGAACTATTATAGAGATAGACGGCAAAGACTATACATGCCTAGACCGACTAGCAAAGAAGTACGATAACCGATACGATATAAGTTGCGATAAAGACGAAAAATGCCCCTACGAAGTAACAGGCTATAAGGAGGTAAGAATAAAATAAAACCATGAGTAACAAGGAATACCAAAAAGGAAAAATAGGAAGTATGGTACATACGATAGCTACAATATATAAACTAGACGAGGGACACCTACGAGCGACACTAGCCCATAACTACCAGGAACTAAAAGACAAAAGCAAATGCGCGAACTGCGGATCTAATATGGAAGTAAAAAAATACCAAGCTAGTACACTAACGGCAGTACTACTACTAAGAATGGCAAGGGACATAAAACACAACCTAACTAAGACTAGTAACTTTACAGAAGCAAACAAAGTACACGTACCAAGCCTAGGAACTACCGACGGGATACGGCACCAAGTAACCATAGCAAGCTACCTAGGGCTAGTACACCAACCAAAAGAATGGAGCGGAAGCGGATACTGGCTAATAACAAAATGGGGCTGGAAAGCACTAAGAGGAGAAACCGTACCACGCTACGTAGAGTACTTTAGAGGAGAGCTAATACGCAGAAGCGAGGAGCAAGTAACCCTAGCGGAAATGTACCAGACGCACAAAGACAAAGTAGAGAGAGCTATAGCACGACGCAAGAAAGTACAGGCGGACTATAGGGCGGACATAAGCGAATATGATCCGAGGGAATGGTACGAGGTAGAGGGATACGCAGTAGGTAAACTAATATAAAAACATGCAGGAACCAATAGCATATATAGCACTAGTAGTAGCAGTATACGCAATGCTACAAGCTAGAAGCAACCAGAAAAGAATAAACCAGATAGAAAGGGACATGGCAGAAAAAAGCCAAGAGCGTATAATATAGATATGATAAACCATGCTACCAATAAGTATAATGTACCGTTATTCCAGCACCAAAAAGAGGGGGTGCTATTTTTAGTAGAAAAGAAAAAAGCAATACTAGCAGACGAAATGGGGCTGGGCAAAACTAGGCAGGCAGTAGTAGCCGCACTACAGCAAACACATGGGGCGGTAGTATTATGCCCAGCCAGCCTAAAAACAAACTGGGCGCGAGAGATACTAACGGTAGACCCAGAAGCCACCATACATATAGCAGACGCACCTAGTACATACGAATACCATAGCGGAGAGGGTAGCGAATGGTACGTAACCAACTACGACATAGCAAGTAGACCCAGAATAGAAAAGGAGATACTAAAATATATACGAGGCACAATAATACTAGACGAGGCACACTATATAAAAAGCAGTAGTACCCTAAGAACTAAAGCCGCGCTACGATACGCAGAGAGAGCAGAGAACGTATACCTACTAACAGGTACCCCAGTACTAAATAGACCAATGGAACTATTTACACTACTACAGGCGATAAACCACCCTATAGCATACACAAGCGCCGGAGCGCCAAACTGGTACGGATACGCTAAAAAATACTGCGGAGCTTTTAAAAGAGAGTTCTATAAAATAGCAAAAGATAAACAGGGAAATATAATATACGGAAACGACGGAAAGCCAGAGAAAAGAAAAATAGTATTCCTAGACACAAGCGGAGCAAGTAACCTAGACGACCTAGCCGTACAACTAAAGAAAAACTACCTACGCCGGACTAAGGACATACTAGGCGATAAGATACCAGCGAAAATAATAGATAACATAGAAGTAGACATAGGCAAAGAGTACAGAGAAAAATATAGCAACGCATGGAACGACTACATAGACTACCTACAGAACATACCGAAAGGCGAGGACGAAGTAGACCTAGGTAAAATAGATATGGCACGACACATTATAGAACTAGGAAAACTAAAACAAATAGCTAGTAAAGGAAAAATAAGCCACGTAGTAGAAACAGCCGAGGAGATCATAGAGAACGGCGGAAAGGTTATAATCTTTACGCAATACCGAAACACCCTAAAAGAAATAGTAGAGCAACTAAAGGAGAAAAAAATAAGAGGGGTAAAACTAAGCGGGGACGATAACGCACAGTACCGACAGAAAGCGGTAGACCTATTCCAAAAGGACGAAAGCGTAAAAGTATTCGTAGCAAACATAATAGCCGGAGGGGTAGGACTAACACTAACCGCAGCAAGTACAGTACTATTCGCAGACATGGAATGGACACCAGCACTACACAGCCAAGCCGAGGATAGAGCGCATAGAATAGGACAACAGCGACAAGTAAACATACACTACTTTATAGCAAAGGACACAGTAGACGAGGACATAGTAGAAATGCTAGGTAAAAAACAACAGGTAATAGACCACATACTAGAGGGTAAAAAATGGAGCGGAGCAAACGTAAAAAAACAGGTAGTAAATAAAATGCTAGAAAGAGCAAAAGCTATCCACAGATAGAATGCTAGACATACATATAATAACTGATATAATAACAGATATATGGAGGTCGGACATATAACAAGGACGATAAAAAATAAAACAATGACAAACATACAAAACACGATAGCCAAGATAGAACCCGAAAGAGTATACAGCCTAACCGAGCTAGTACGTAAGGGACTAATACCACCTATTAAAAGCTACCCAACAGCTAACAGGGCGGTACTAGAGGATAGAGTAAAACCAGAAGCAGAGCGGACACTAAACGCGCAGATAATAGGAGAGGGGCGAGGGCGGACAATACGAATAGAGGGTAGAAATCTTATTAAGTACCTACAGAATAAATAGTAGGCAATAACAAAATAACCATGACAAACGATATAAACACAAAGGAGCTAGCACCAGTAAAAGCACGGATAACTAAAGCAGATAAATACGCACAGGAGCTAGTAATAAAAACAGACGACGACCAAAAGAAAGCAACGATAGCACTAAGCGAACTAAATAAAATAGGCGACGAAGTAACACGCAGAAAAGAGGAGGTAACTAAACCACTAAACGTAGCACTAAAAAGCGTACGCGACCTATTCAAACCACTAGAAGCAGGACACAAAGAAGCAATAGCAACTATTAAAACTAAACTAGCACAGTACCATACAGCCAAACTAAAAGCCGAAGCAGAGGCACAAGCTAAGATAACAGCACGACTACAGAAAGGTACACTAAAAGAGGAAACCGCAGCACGCAAACTAAAAGAGGTAGCACCAGTAGCAAAGAATATAAAGACAGAGGAGGGCGCAGTACAGTACAGAAAAGTAGCAGTAGCGACAATAACAAAAGAAATAAAGGATCTAACCGACGCACAGATACTAGCACACGCAAAAGCAGGGTATTTAAAATGGGACGAAACAGCAGCAAAGAAAGCAGCTATAGCAGTAGGAAAGGAGGGAGAAGTACTAGCAGGCGTAGAAGTAAAAATAGAAACACAGGTAGCAAACATAAGGTAACATTAAACATAATATAAAACCATGAGCGAAACAAAAGCACTAGTAGCACAGGTAAACGACGAAGTAAACGTACAACTAAAAGACCCAGCAGTAATGCGGGCGCTAGTAGCTACAACATTTAAGGGGCTATCAGAAACACAAGTAAAGCAGGCGATAATAGAGGGAATGCTAAGGGGCTTTACGTTCAAAGACTTTTTAGAAAAGAACGTATACGCAGTACCCTACGGAGGAGGATACAGCCTACTAACGAGTATAGACTATAGCCGCAAGATAGCCATGCGAAGCGGGCTAGCAGGTAAGAGCGCCCCAATATATAAATATGAAAGCGAACTAGGAGATGATAACCTAACATGCGAAATAACAGTAAAGAGAAACGTAGACGGAGTTATAGGAGAGTACGCAGCTAAAGTATATTTTTTAGAGTACTACGCAGGCAACAAAAACCCAGACGGTACAGTAAAAATAAACAGCTACGGCAAACCAGTAAAACCAACACTATGGGATACCAAGCCCCGGACTATGATAGCCAAGGTAGCCGAAATGCACGCACTACGAAGCGCATTCCCAGAGGAAGTAAGTAAGCACTACGTAGCCGAGGAAATGGAGAGACAAATAGCACCCAAAGCGATACCAGAACTAGACATAACGACAGCAGAAAAAAAACTTTTAGAATGTAAGAATGCCAAACAGCTAGACGACACCTACAAAACATTAACCGCAGACGAGCGAAATAATGATAAGATAAAAGCATTAACAAACACACTAAAAGAAAAATATGGAAATAAAACAAGTAGAACAAAGGACAGAGGAATGGAAGCTCCTAAGAAAGGGAAAGGTAACGGGGACGGGGCTAAAAAAAATAGTAGGTAGTAAAAGAACTAGGGACGGATATTTTTACGAAATGCTAGCCCAGAGGCTAAGCGTAGGAGTACCAGACGACGAAAGCGCAATGACAAGGGGGACAAGACTAGAACCAGAAGCCCGCGCAGAGTACGAAAAAAGAGAAAAGAAAACGGTACAGGAAATAGGCTTTATACAAAGTAGTACTAACCAGTACCTAGGAGCTAGCCCAGACGGATACGTAAAGAAAAAAGTACTAGACCACGCTATAGAAATAAAATGCCTAAGCGGGGCTAACCACGTAAAGGCATACCTAGAGCGACAGGTACCAAAGGAATACTACCCACAAGGCATACAGCAGTTTATAGTAAACGAGCAACTAAAAACACTAGACTTCGTTTTCTATGATCCGCGAATGCCCGACATAGCATACTTTACTATACGAATGAACAGAAAAGACGTACTAGCAGATATAGTAAAATACAGAGTAGAAGCCGACCTATTCCTAGAGGAAGTAGAGGAAACACTAAAAACCATTATCAAACTATAGGAGAAAAACAAAACCATGCAGCACATTGACATACTAAATATAGAGGACTTTAAAAAAATAGAAATAGGATACGGGATATACTACCTAAGCGCCAGAATAGACGAATACGAAATAACACTAGAACCACACCTAACAGCAGGATACACCATAGCGATATACGCTAAGCACGACCCACTACTAAGCATAAAGAAACGCGCAGTATGGAAGTATAACCACCCTACAAACAACCCAAACGAAAAGACAGAGAAAGCAGTACTAGATATGGCACTAAGCGTAGCCCAGTATTTCTACGAGCTATACGTACTAAAAAACAAAGAAGCAATAGCGCCACACATTAAAATAATAAACAAAAACTAACATGGCAGATATAAACGAACACTATTGCCAGCATTGCGGTAATAACCGAAAATGGGTAGAAACACTAATAGACGACGAGTTTTTAGTAGACGAAAACGGGGAAGTGGATCCAATAGGATATAGCGACGACTTCGAACATACAGGAAAAGAGATATGTACAAAATGCGAGAAAGAATGGAGCGGGAAAGTAAAATAACATTAAAAATAATATAAAAACATGAGCGAAAAAAAACCAAGTATAGGGGGACTATGGATAAAGCAAGGTAAGAGCGGACAATACCTAAGCGGATACGTAGAAGTAGGGGGAGAAAAACTAAACATAATAGCTTTTATAAACGGCTACAAAAAAGAAGCAAAGCACCCGGACTACCAAGTATACAAAAGCGAACCAAGAGAGGACAGTACACCAACCTATAAACCAGAGCAAGACGACCAAAGACAAGCGGAGGTAAATAACCTAGGGGCTACACAGGTAGAAGTAGAGGAAAACATAAACCCAGAGGATATACCTTTCTAGAGTATGCGACCAATACCACCGACACTAAAAAAAGAAATGGAAGCCGACCCATACTATAAGATATGCGCAAGGCGTAAAGACGGAGGTTGCGCAGGACGCGTAACATGGGAGCATACAATAATATACGCAGGAAAACAGCTAAACGAAAAATGGGCGATAATACCACTATGCGAAAGGCACCACGCAGTAGACAACTACCAAGATAACGGGATACTAGATAAAAACGAAAACATACGGATAGCACTAAACAGGGCTACCGACATAGAACTAAAAGCTATAAGTAAAGCACAAGACTATATAGCAATAAGGGATAGGCTAAATAAAAACCAACATGGCAACGACTAAAAAAAATACTACGCCAAAGTTTTACGCAGAGATTAAAGAAAACGATAAAGGCGAGAAAGCACCAGTACTACAAAACAGGAGCTACTACCAGAGCTATATAGATAATGCGTTTAAAACGGGGCAATACGTAACGATAACTATAAAGAGGCACTACAGGAGTAGAACCACAGGAAACAAAGCTAGGAACGAGGCAGGGAACCAGAACGGCTACCTATACGCAGTAGTACTACCACCAATAAGCGAAAAAACAGGATACACGATAGACGAAACATGCGACGCCCTAGAAACAATACTATGCAAGCAATACGACAACCAGTACGGCATGCCCAATATACTACGCTTTAAAGAAATGAATACAGCAGAGTTCAACGACTACGTAATAGACGCAGGAAACCCAGACAGCGTAAGAAGCTGGGCGCTAAGAGAACTAGAGATAGATATACCAGAGCCAGATAAAGAGTACCAAGGTAAAGGATACGAACCAGACTACGAGTAAAAGTTTTGCACAGTATAACTGGTAATATGTTTATAATAAGATATATAATAAGAGAATGAAAAATAAAAAACCATTCAAACCAGACTTCCTAATAATACCCTACGCACTATACGAGGATAAAAAAATACAGAGCCTAGATAGGGACGTATACGCAGTTATATACTGGTTTGAACACCTAAAAGACGGAGAATGCAAAGCAGGTAACGAAATAATAGCAGAGCTAGTAGGAGTAGAAACACGGAGCGTACAGAACGGGCTAAACAGATTAGAGAAGCAGGGCTTTATTAAAAGGGTATACAAGGACAAAGAGAAAAGAAACCGACTACGCATAATAACAAACATAAGCTACAGAAACGGATCTAAAACCGTACGAACCACAGAGGATAGGCAAGAAACGAACGAACCACAGAGGATACGCGTACGAACCACAAAGGATAGAGCGAGTGAACCACAGAGTACCAGAGATAGTAATAGTAAGAAAGTAATAAAAGATAGTATATTAGCGCCGCAAGCGGACGCGACTAAAATAGACCTAATAAATGTAGCAATGGAAAGTTTTAAAGTAGTAAACCCTAGTTATAGCAGACTATACGCAAACAAGACCGAGAGAGCAGCGCTAGACAGACTACTTAAACAACACGGGCTAGAAAAGATAACCGCAATAGTAAACTATTTACCTACGAGCAACGGATCCACATACGCCCCTACGATAACCACACCACTACAGCTAGAAAAAGACCTAGGTAAACTACTAGCATGGGGAGAGAAACAAAAGAATAAAGCACATGGTAAAAGTAAGGGAGTATTAGTATAATATAAACATGAAACATAAAACCATAAAAGTACTAAGCCTATTCGACGGCATAAGCGTAGCCCAGCAAGCGCTAGAGGATAGAGGAATAAATATACTAAACATAATAGAACCAGAATCCGAACGAAAGTACATAGACATAAAAAACCCAATAAAAACTAGAAACGGAATAAGGTGGGACACAGGCGGAAAAGGATACTACAGCCAACAAGACAGAGCATATAGCATAAATGGGAAACACCCGACAGTACCAACCGCCAGAACCATAACAAAAGTAAAAGTATTATTTAACGACGGCAGAGTAGGGGTATTAACATGGAAAGAAATAGAACGACTACAGAGCCTACCAGATAACTATACAGATCTAGCAGAGGGTAATAGAATAGAGAAAAGAGGAGCAGTAATAGGCAACGCATATAACAAGGAAGTTATAAAACACATACTAAGCTATATAAAACCATGAACGGAAAACCACTAACAAAAGCATACCTAATAAACCGAAGTAACGGAGGGGATATAAAAATAGACGAGGACGAGCTACCGAAGTTTATACAAGGAATGACGCAAGGAGTATTTATGTTTTTTAGACAAGGAGGCGTAAACCCTAGCTACGTAACGGGAATAACAATAGACAAAGAGCGAATGAAAGAATGGATACACGAATGCGGATACGGCAACGGGCAAGGCGACCAGATACGAGCCAGAGGAATAAAACCACTAACCGACATACTAGGGCTAACCCAGATAGCAAAACAACTAGGAGGAGTAGAAGTAAAAAAACTAGGAAACAAATAACATGCCAGAAGCAAAAAAAGAAATAAAGAAAATAACGGAACTAAAAAAGGCTAAGTATAACCCTAGAAAAATAAGCGCAAAGGAACTAAATAAACTAGCCGAGAGTATAAAGCAATACGGGCTAGTACAGCCTATAGTAGTAAACAAAGACCTAACTATAATAGGCGGACACCAGAGAGTAGAGGCATGTAGACAGCTAGGAATAACCGAGCTAGAAGTATGGATACTAGACCTAGACGAGGACGCAGAAAAAACACTAAACCTAGCGCTAAACAAGATAAGCGGACAATGGGACGACACAGCCCTATACGAACTACTAGAGGGGCTAGCCGATAAAAACAAACTAGCCCTAACAGGTTTCGAGAATAAAGAACTAGAAAAACTACGCTGGAAAAATAACAACAATATAAACCGAAAGCTAATAGAGGACTACATAATACCGCCGTTTACAGTATTCGATACAAAGCAAGGATACTGGCAAACACGAAAAAAAGAATGGATACAACAGCTAGGAGATAGCGGAGAGGGTAGGGACAAAGACCTATTAACAGGAGGGCTAAATAAACTAGCAGAACTAAATAGTAATACGCTAACAGGTACAAGTATATTCGACCCAGTACTATGCGAAGTAATATACACATGGTACGCAGATAAAGGAGCGCTAATAGTAGACCCATTCGCCGGAGGGCATGTACGAGGACTAGTAGCCAGTAGACTGGGATATAAATATATAGGAACAGACGTAAGCAAAAAACAAGTAGAAGCCAACATAGC